AGGTCCCGGACCGGGTAGTCGATCGAGTCGAGCATCCGGTGGAGAAGGTCGGGACGGTTCAGGATGGGGACGATCAGCGCGGGGATCACTCGAACTCACCCAGGATCGGGGTCCAGTGGGCCTTGAAGACGTGGTCGGCCTCGTAGTCCGCGGCGAACTTCACGGCCTTGTCCGACCGTCCACGGGGCGCGTTGTAGGACTCGACGAGCGCGTCGACGGTCGACCCGACGTTCGGGACCATCCACCACGCGGACTGCATCGCATCCCACGACGGCTGGCCGAGAACCGTCCAGCCGTCCCCGACGAGTTCGCGGGACGCGGACCACGACGACGTGATGACGCGGGTCCCGCAGGCCTGCGCCTCGATCGTCGGTATCCCGAACCCCTCCCCGAGGGAGGCGGTCAGGACGACGTCGGCCGCGGTGTTCATCGCGGCGAGCGCCTCCTGCGGCAGCCCCATCCGGTAGGAGAACGGCTCCGTGAACCGGACCTTCTCCGGGGGAATCCCGACCGAGGAGAGCAGTGCGGGCAGGTGGACCCCGCCCATCGCCCCGTCGCGTTCCGTGTGCAGGTACAGGCGGGCGTCCGGGTGGTCCTCCATGAAGATCGAGACGGCCATGAAGTTCGTGTCCCACGACTTGCGGGCCGGCGCGACGCCCTTGTTCGCGGAGTTCATGAAGATGACGAAGTCGCCCTCGTCGAACCCGAGGAGCTCCCGTCCCGTGATCCGCTCCCCGTTCGGGCGCTCGACGTGCTTCGTCGGGTGGAACGTCCGCTCCAGCGCGTGCGGCGCGTAGCGGTGGTCGATCCCCGCCTTCTCCAGTTCACTCGCCCCGAACTGGGACATCGCGACCGGGGTGACGTTGTCCTTGCTCAACCAGTCGGCGACCTTCTTCGGCACCGGAGCGTGGTCGATCGGCACCCAGGACAGGACGCGCGGGATCCGGTCCCACGACGGTCCCTGGAACACCCAGACGTCGAACAGGGTGATGGCGATCGCCTCCTCGCCCGCCTCGTGGCAGGCGAGCTCCCAGTAGGCGGCGACGACGTCGTTCGAGTACATGTCGAAGCCGCGGGGCAGGACCTTCATCCCGCGCCACTCGGCGATCGACCCCTCGTGCCCGAAGTTCGAGGCGATGAACACCTCGCGCCCGGACCGCTTCAGCCGCAGCGCCAACTGCGCGCACTGCTGCCCGTACCCCGTCCCCGCCGTCGGCGAGTTCGAGTAGATGACCACCGGACGCATGGTTCTCCGTTCGCAGGTTTGGCAGGTGTGCAGGTTGGGGAGCCTCCCCCGCCCGACCTGCGAGCGGGCGGGGGAGACATCTACATGCGCGGCTACCGGATTACGGCAGGCAGCGCAGGTACTTGATGTGGTTCGACTGCGGGAGGCCCGAGTCGATCCGCAGTGACGCCTTGAACGTGCGGAGATCCGCGTTGAACGCGAACTCGTCCGACGTCTCGACCCGGAGCCCGCCGACCTGACGGATCAGGAACGAGTTCCAGTCGCCCGCGATGACGGGGATGGCGCCACCGGAGAGGTCGGCCATCGCCACGTTCTCCACGATCCGCTTGCCGAGGATCATGTCGGGCTGGCCCGCGACGACTGCCGGCTGCCACAGCGGCTGGCCGGTCGTGTCGACGAGCTTGCGGAGCCGCTTGATGCCGCCCGTGGACGCCATGAAGGCGAACGCGGAGGAGGCGCGGACCGCGGGGTCGAGGCTGTAGTAAAGGTCGACGATCGTGTCGTAGGCGAACGTGGCCGAGACGGTGCCGGTCACGCCGGAGCCCGCGGAGGTCACGACGCCGGTCGGCTGGTAGGTGCCGGTGCCGGTCGTCAGATGCGAGTTGACGACGTAGCCGATGGCCTGGCCGATGTTCATGGCGAGGTAACCCATGAGGTCGACGCCCGAGTCCTCGATCATCTCGCGGGAGACCTGGAAGAGCACGGACTCCTTGTACGCGGTCAGGGTGAGGAACGACTGGAACGTCGGATCCGACTCGCCGTAGGCCGCGCCCTCAGTGGTGACGGAGCCGGTCGAGTAGGCGTTCGTGCGGGGGAACTGCAGGGACTCGCCGCTGTTGGTCGTGATGATCTGACCGAGGCTGAGCGGGCCGCTGTAGTCGCGCAGGAGCGTCTGCACCTGGCCGTAGAACGAGGTCGGGACGGGAGCGCCGGTCGCCGTCTTGACGACGTCGCGGAACTCGTAGCCGCGGATCTCGCCGCGTGCCACGGAGCGGAGGAGGTCCTCGTCGGACTTCTCTGCCGCCGGGGTGCTCGGGCGGGACTCGGGGGACTCCATCGCGGAGCGGACCTCGGCGTCGAGACGCTCGGCCGTCCGGATGTCCTCGACGATCTTGCCCTTCGCGTCGACCTCGGCGAACGCCTTGTCGACTGCTGCCTGCTCTTCTGCCGTGATCGAGCGCTTCTCGTCAGCGACGCGGTTCAGGATCTCCCGAGCCGCGTGGACTGCCTGCGCCCGCTCCTCCAGCAGAGTCGTTTCGTATGCGCTCATCGCGCGACTCCTTCGAGTAAGTGGGGTGATGGTGGTTCGCAGGTGTTGCCCGACGCGGCTCCGCAGTCGGATCCCCGGCGCGGCTCCGCAACCGGGGGAAGAGTGGGGGTGTTACGGGTTGATCTGCTTCTCCAGCAGGGTCAACTGCTGCAGGAGGACGTCGACGGGGATGTCCTCGATCGTGATCTCCGCCGTCGGCATCTCCGGCTTCTCCGTCATCTTGTCGATGACCGAGCGGAGCAGGTCCGCGGACGGCGCGTCGAGCTTCTCCGCCATCAGCAGCGCCTCGACGGCGACCTCCAGCATGGCGGCGTCCTCGGAGCAGCGGTGGGCGAGCATCCGGTACGTCGAGCGGATGCTCGCGTCGGTCTGCGGGTACGCCTCGAACCCGGTCACCGGGGAGACCTCGTGCAGGCGGAGTTCGTTCACGGTGCGCTCGGAGTAGTCCTCGCTCCAGGTGTCCGCGACGGCGGAGAACCCGAACGACATCCCGGAGACGTCGCCGCGCTTCACGGAGACCGCCAGGTCGCGCCCGTAGGTCGTATCGGGGAGCTTGATCTCCGCGAGGACGCCGCGCGTGTCCTCGGTGAGCTTCAGGGTGCCGGCCCGCGTCGACCCGATCACCATCGACGTGTCGTGGTTCACGAACGCCTTGATGTTGTTCCGGGAGGCGAGGGTCCGCGTCGCCGCGCCCTCCGCGATGAACTCCGTGAACGGCAGCGGCTCGGATGGCACGCCATACCGGATCGCGTACCCGGCGAAGGTCATCCCGTCGCCCTCGGCGCGCATCTCGACGTCCTCGGGGGTCCAGGAGCGGCGCTCGATGTCAGTCATGGGGTCTCCTTCATAGCAGTGCCAGTTCGTAGTCCTCGCGCATCCGGCGCAGTTCGTTGTCGGAGATCATCTGGTGCCGGTCGTGACGGCTGTCGAACGAAGACGTCAGGACGAGGCGGGCGTCCCCGTAGACCCCGACGTCGCCGCAGGACTCGGTCTGAGCGGTCAGCGCGAGGACGGCGTCCCCGCTCACCCCGACGGTTCCCGACGCGGTGATCCAGGCGTGGACCCAGGTCCGCTCCGCGTCGGTGATGATGTGGATCGGCGGTGGCGGCAGGACGATCGGCTGCGGGATCGACGGACGTCGTACCCCGCCGACCGCGGCCCCCGGCTGAACGCCGTTCGAGACGCCGGCCGCGACGATCGTGACCGTCTCGGCGATCGCCGCCCCGCTGCCGGTGGCGACGTTGCCCGCCGCCGCGATCCCGACCGCGAGCGGAAGGGTCGACGTACCACCGTTGGAGGCGACACCGGCGGCGGTGATCGTCACCGTCTCGGTGATCGTGTTCGCGTTGCTCGACCGTCCGGTCGCGCCGGTAGAGGTCAAGGTGACGGTCTCGGTCGCCGTCGTCGAGTTCGAGGACAGGCCGAGGACGCCCGTCGCGGTGATCGAGAACGTCTCCGCGACCGCGTTCGACCCGGCCGCCAGGCCCGCGGCTCCCGCCGTGGTCAAGGTGACGGTCTCCGTGGCGGTGTTCGCGTTGGAGGCGCGTCCCGTCGCACCCGTCGAGGTGAGGGTGACGGTCAGCGGTGCCGTGACATCGCCGACCCTGCCGACGATGCCGTCGGCGGTGATCCCGACCGTGATCGTCGAGGTGACGTCCCCGCCGCCGACGGTCGTGACGGTGCCCGCCGTCGTGATCGCGAACGTCTCGGTGATCGTCGTCGAGCCGGTCGCGACGGCGTTCGTCCCAGCCGTCGTGATCGCCACGGTCTCGGTGACCGTCGCGCCGGAGGCGACCCCGGTCGAGCCTGCGGCCGTCCGGGTGACGGTCTCCGTGATCGCGTTGGAACCGATCTCGACTTCGACTTCGCCGAAGGCGGTGATCGTGACGGTCTCTGTCCGAGCCGTCGAACCCGTCGCGACCGCGTTCGTGCCCGCCGCGGTGATCGTCACGGTCTCGGTCGCCGTGGTTGATCCGGTCGACCTGCCGACGATGCCCGTCGTCGTGATCGTCACGGTCTCGGTCGCCGTGGTCGATCCCGTGGCGACGGCGTTCGTGCCCGCCGTCGTGATCGTCACCGTCTCGGCGATCGAGTTCGAGTTGGTCGAGGAGCCCTTCGCGCCCGCCGTCGTGATCGTCACCGTCAGCGGGACGGAGGACGTCCCCGAGAACGCGCCGCCGCCGGCGACCCGCTGCAGGAAGATCAAGTCCTCCATGAAGAGGACCTGGTCGTTCGCCGTCAGCCCTACCGCGTCCTGCAGCAGCAGGATGTTGACGGCGTCCGGCGTGAAGTAGAGCGCGTAGTCGTCGGTATAGGTCGGAGCCGGGGACGACGGAGCCGGAATGGAGGAGATCGGCTCCGAGGAGATG